TATCACTTCTTCCGCCGCCATCCGGGCGACAGCACCGATCCTGGGCTCGCGGGAGAGATTGTCAGAGTGCCCGCCTCGGAGGTGATCCACGTCATCGACCCGGTGGAAGGCGGCCAGCTGCGCGGTGTGTCGAAACTCGCCCCGGCGATCGTGAAGCTCTTCCTCTTGGATCAGTACGACGATGCTGAACTCGACCGCAAGAAGGTCGCCGCAATGTATGCGATGTTCGTCACCTCACCTGCCCCGGAGAACCCGCTGGCCCCCTTGGACGATGAGGAGATGCCCGCAGGCGTCGAGATCAGCCCGGGCCAGATCGTCCGGCTGGATCCCGGCGAGGATGTCACCGTCGGCCAGCCGGCAGACAGCGGCGCGACCTATGAGCCGTTCCAGTATAGGACGCTGCTGCAGATTTCGGCCGCGCTCGGGATCCCCTATCCCTATCTCGCCAATGACATGGTGAAGGGGAACTTCTCGAACTCGCGCCTGGCGCTGATCGAGTTCCGCCGTCGGGTTTCAGCATGGCAGCATTCGGTGATGGTCTACCAGCTCTGCCGCCCGGTCTATGCGCGGTGGCTCGATCTGGCGGTGCTGTCCGGCGCGCTGGCCCTGCCCGGCTATGAGGCTGAGCGCCCGCGCATGCTGGCCGCCGATTGGCTGCCCACCAAATGGGACTGGGTCGATCCGCTGAAAGACGCCAATGCGGAGATCGCCCAGATCGAGGCTGGCCTCAAATCCCGCACGCAGGCCATCGCCGAGCGCGGCTACGACGCGGAGCAGGTCGACCGTGAAATCGCCGCTGAACGGGACCGCGAGCGTGCGCTGGGCCTTGATTTCCGCCGGCCGGGATCGCCCGCGCAGGGCGTTCAGGCAGTGCCAGCCGAGGGAGAAAAGCCAGACCCAGAAGATGAAATTGATGAAGCGGAAGACCGCCCGCGCCCTGACGAGGACCAACCCTGATGCTCCATGCCCGCATTGCCGCGCGCGCTTTCAACACGCCGCTCCTGGTTGAACCCACCAAGGCCATGGCTTTTCTGTCCGGGCTCGGGCCGCGCATTCTCGGGCGGCAGGTGGAACTGATGGAGGGTAGCGACGCCGCAGATAGCTCTGCCTCACTCCCCGCCCGCGCTAGCATCCTCGCCGGGAACCTCACCGAGCGCCTACAGCAACACGGTGATGCGCCCTACCCGGTTGTAGACGGCATCGCCGTGATCGAGATCGCGGGCGTGCTGATCCATCGCGGGGGCTGGATCGGCCAATCCTCGGGCCAGACCAGCTATGAGGGGATCGCCGCACAAATCGAGGCGGCGGCCAGTGATCCGGCGGTGCGCGGGATTGCATTGGAAATCGACAGCTTTGGCGGCGAGGTTGCCGGCGTCTTTGACCTGGCCGACCAGATCCGCGCCCTCCGCCGCGACAAGCCTTTCTGGGCCTTCGTCGCCGAACACGCCTTCTCTGCAGGCTACGCGCTGGCCTCCCAGGCGGACCGCATCCTGCTGCCGCGCACCGGCGCCGTTGGCAGTATCGGCGTGGTGGTGATGCATGCCGATCTGAGCGGCCAGCTGGATCAGGACGGGGTGCGTGTCACTCTGATCCACTCGGGCCAGCACAAGGTCGACGGCAATCCGTATGAGCCGCTGCCCGAGAACGTGCGCGACGACATCCAGCGCGAGATCGATGTCTTGCGGTTCCTCTTCGCCGAGACCGTCGCGGCTGGGCGCGCTGGGCGGCTGAGCCAGCAGGCAGCGCTGGCGACCGAAGCCACGACCTTTCGCGGGGCGGATGCCGTCAGCGCTGGCCTAGCCGATGAAGTTGTAGATCTCACCCGTGGCTTTGCCCGGTTCCGTGAAAGCCTATCGAGCCCATCGCCCACCGCGCGGCTGCCCCGCGCAACCCATCCCAGAGCAAAGGAGGCCGCCATGAGCGCCACAACTGACGCCAATGAGGCAAATACGGAAATCAGCGATACCGAGGACACCGTGCTGGAGAGAGCTGATGAGAGCTCGGACGCCCAGGATGATGCAGGTGGCATGCAGGAAGCCGACCCCGCGCCCGTCGCCGCTACGGCACCAATGCACACGCCATCTGCTGCGCCAGAGAGTAATTTAGCGGACCTGTCGGCGCAGCTTCGTGAGGCGGCCGCCGAGATCGCAGAGATCGCGGCGCAGGCCGGCCGTCTTGGCATCGCGATCGATGCCGCAAAAGCGCTGCGCGACGGCACCGCACCGGAGGCCTTGCGCCGGTTGGTCTTGGACCGGGCAAGCGCCGCAGCAGATGCGCGCGATATTGTTGCCGCGCCACCCTCTCCTGTTCTCCCCAAATCCGCTGAAAGCCCGATTGTGGCCGCCGCGAAGAAGGCTGCCTCGGCGGGCAGCAGGGGCTGAACCCACAGCCCCCAGCAGCTGACCGCTCACCTGATCCCCCGCCGATCCTCCCCGGCGGGGGATTTCTTTTTGACCCACACATCTTCGGAGATTGCCCATGTCCGTGCTGACCCAACCGCCCACCTTGGGCGATGTGCTCAAATACGAGCTGAACCCCAACTTCACCCGCGAGACCGTCACGCTGCTGGCCGGCGCCAACTACCCGGTTGGCGCTGTGCTGGGCCGCATAACTGCGAGCGGTAAGATGAAGCTCAGCACCGCCACAGGCACTGACGGCGCACAGAACGCAGCCGCCGTCCTGCTTTACGACGTCGACGCGACAGCAGCTGATGCGACCGGCATCGTCGTCCTGCGCGGCCCCGCCATCGTCTCGAAAGCGGCGCTCGTCTTTGACGCCAGCGTTGATGACGCGGCCAAAACGCTGGCCAAGCACGCCCAACTGACAACACTCGGCATCATCCCCCGCGACGCCGCCTGATCCGGCGGATTGCCGGTTCCCATCATCGCGCTTGTGCGCGTCATCCCTCATTCCTCGGAGTTCTCCCATGACCATCACCCGCAACCCGTTTGACGCGGGCGGCTATTCGCTCGCCGAGATGACGCAGGCCATCAACATCCTGCCCAATCTCTACACCCGCCTCGGCCAAATCGGCCTCTTCCGCTTTGAAGGCGTAACGCAACGTTCCATTGTCATCGAACAGCGCGAGGGGGTTCTGAGCCTCCTGCCCTCAGTTCCACTCGGCGCGCCGGCCACCGTCGGCACGCGTGAACAGCGCTCCATGCGCAGCTTTGCCCTGCCCTGGATCCCCCATGACGATGTGATACTACCCGCCGACATCCAAGGCATGCCGGCACTGGGCGTCTCGGATGCGGCAGACCCGCTGGTAGAGGTGATGAACCGCAAGCTGACGCTTATGCGCCGCAAGCATGCCCAGACCCGCGAATACATGGAGATGAACGCGCTCCGCGGCATCGTGAAGGACGGCGCGGGCACGACCCTCTACAACTACTTCACGGAATTCGGGATCGAACAGATCTCGGTCGACTTCGTCTTCGGTACGGCCGGAACGAATGTGCAGGCCAAGGTTCGCACCGTGCTGCGTGGGATCGAGGACAGCCTGCTCGGAGAAACCATGACAACGGCGCATGCCCTCGTCAGTTCGGAGTTCTTCGACAAGCTGATCAGCCACCCCAAGACGGAAGAGGCCTACAAGTTCTTCTCCGCCACCGGCGGCCAGCCGCTGCGCGAAGACATGCGCCGGGCCTTCCCCTTCGCAGGCATCCTCTTTGAGGAATACAACGGCTCGGTCACTCTCTCAAACGGCGCCTCCGAGCGCCTGATCCCCGCGGGCGAAGGGATCGCTTTCCCGCTTGGCACTTTTGATACCTTCACCACCTATGGCGGGCCAGCCAATCTGCTGGAGACCGCCAACACCGTGGGCCTGCCACTTTACGCGCGGCAGATGCTGGATACTAAGGGCCGCTGGATCGATCTGATGACCGAGGCCTCAATCCTGCCGGTGAACAAGCGGCCACGCCTTGCGATCCGCCTGTTCAGTTCGAACTGAGGTCATTGGGAATGATGGCGCTCGCAGGCGCCCTCGATCTGCTCTTCGCTGATCCGAACCTCGCCCACGAAGCCTGGCATCGTGACTGCGAAGGGCAGTTTACCCGCATCCGCATCATCATGCGTCGTAATGATGATGTGACCACGTTCGGGGCCGCGCGCCTAGTGTCAGAGACCATGCGCTTTGATGTGCGCGTCTCGGAACTCCCCGCGCCCCGCCCCGATGAGCAGATCCTCATCGGTGATGAAACCTTCCTGATCCAGGGCGAGCCGATCCGCGATCGCGAGCGCTTGATCTGGACAATCGAGGCGACGCCCGCGTGAAACTCGACCTCTCCGTCACGGGCGACATCGTCAACGCCATGCGCGCTGAAATCCTCGCTGGCGAAAAGGCCGTGACCACGGCCATGCGCGTTGCAGGCTCTGGTCTCAAATCCAACTGGCGCGCCCAAATCACACGCGCCCGCCTTGGACAGCGGCTTGCCAACACGATCAGGTCCAAGACCTATCCGGCGGCGGGCGAAAGCCTGGAAGCGGCTGCGCTCATTTGGTCCAACGCACCCCAGATCATCGGGGCGCATGACACGGGACCCTTGATCAGGTCGAAAGACGGGTTCTGGCTTGCCATCCCAACGCCAGCGGCCGGTAAGGGCACGCGCGGCAAGGCGCTCACGCCCGGCGAATGGGAAAGGCGGCGCGGTCTGCGTCTTCGGTTTGTCTATCGGCGGCGCGGGCCAAGCCTGCTCGTGGCCGACGGGCGGCTGAACAGTCGCGGGCTGGGCGTGGCCTCTCGGTCCAAGACTGGGCGTGGCCTGAGCACGGTGCCGATTTTCCTCTTGGTGCCTCAGGTGAAACTCGCCAAACGGCTGTCGCTGGCGCGCGACGCCGAACGCGCCCAAGCGTCAATACCGGGGGTGATCGTGGCGAATTGGCTCGATGCGCGGGCGCCGTGAAAGGGCTGGCGGAAGCGGTGGGATTCGAACCCACGGTAGGCTTTCACCTACGCTGGTTTTCAAGACCAGAGCCTTAAACCACTCGGCCACACTTCCTTTGGTGCCCCCTGCCGGACTCGAACCGGCACGCCCGAAGGCAAGGGATTTTAAGTCCCTGGCGTCTACCTATTCCGCCAAGGGGGCGGTGGTAGGCCCGGCAGGATTCGAACCTGCGACCAAGGCGTTATGAGCGCCCTGCTCTAACCGCTGAGCTACAGGCCCGCCACTCGCTGTGATGGCGGAATTCAAGGCAGAAAACAACCACATGCCCACCACCCGCGAAACCATCCTGACCGCCCTGGCGGACCTGCTCAGGACGATCCCGCATGTGCCTGTTCTGCGCGGGGAAGTTCTACCGGAACGCATCCCGCCCGCAGGTCTCATGATCCTGCGTGACGGCACCCCGGGAGAGCCAGGCGTGACGTTGTCGCCGCTGACCTATCATTTCCAGCATCGCGCTGAACTCGAGATGATCGTGCAATCAGCAACAGATCGAGACGTCCTTTTCGACGCGCTTGTCGCTCAGGTCGGCGCTGTGATCGCCGCGGACCGGACTTTGCGAGGTCTATGCGACTGGGTCGAGCCGGATGCTGCTGAACCTGTCGATCTACCGGTCGAGGGGGCCGCCTCTCTGAAAGCCGGGATCATTCCGATCACCCTTCACTACGCGACCAGTGACGCGCTGGGCTGACGAGACCAATTCAAGGAGAAACACCATGGCACGAGCCCAAGGCGCGCGGGCGCAAATGGCGCTGGCGTTTGAGACGACTTATGGCACGCCGCCAGTGAGCGGCTTTACCAAGATGCCCTTCGCCAGTACGACGCTGGGAGCAGAGCAACCGCTGCAGACCTCAGAATTGCTGGGATACGGTCGGGATCCACAGGCTCCAATCAAGGATGCGGTGACGGCGGATGGCGATGTGGTCATCCCGATCGACGCCGAGGCGTTCGGCTTCTGGCTGAAGGCCGCTTTTGGCGCGCCCACCACAACGGATGCCGATGCGCCCTATAGCCACGAGTTCCGCTCTGGAAACTGGGCGCTGCCGAGCTTCTCGGTCGAGACTGGCATGCCGGAGGTGCCGCGCTACGCCATGTATTCCGGCTGCATGGTGGACAGCGTCAACTGGCAGATGGAACGGTCGGGCTTGCTGACAGCCACGGCGAGCATCGTGGCGCAGGGCGAGGCGATCGCTACGAGCACAGCCGCAGGGACGCCCGCCAATATCGCGCTGAAACGCTTTGGGCATTTCAACGGGGCAATCACGCGAAACGGCGCAAATATCGGCAACGTGGTCTCCGCAGACCTGACCTATGCCAACAATCTCGATCGCATCGAAACCATCCGTGCAGACGGCAAGATCGACGGCGCAGACCCTTCCATCGCTGCGCTGACCGGCAACGTCGTTGTCCGTTTCGCCGATCAGACGCTGGTGACCCAGGCGATCAACGGTGAGGCTTGCGAGCTGGAATTCTCCTACGCGCTGCCAACGGGCGAAAGCCTCACTGTCACTGCGCATGCCGTCTATCTTCCACGCCCCCGGATCGAAATCTCGGGTCCGCAAGGTGTGCAGGCCACCTTTGACTGGCAGGCTGCCAGCGATCCTGGGGTTGGCCGGATGTGCACAGTCACCCTAACCAACGATCGCGAGGATTACTGATGCTACGATTGAACCTGTCCACTGAGCCGCAATGGCTTGATCTTGGCCATGGCGTCCGGCTGCTTGTGGAGCCGCTGACCACGGCCATCATGCTGGCCGCGCGCAGTGATCCGGCGATCGTCGCCGCGGCGACAGATGCTGAAACCAGTGCCTCCAATGACGATCTCGCGCGTATCGTGGCCAAAGCGGTCGCGCGCATTGTTGTAAAAGACTGGGAAGGCGTCGGAGACGAGGACGGGAAACCGTTGCCGCTGACCCCAGTAGGCATCGACGCCCTTCTCGAGCTCTGGCCCATCTTCGAAGCGTTTGAGACCAAATACATCGCGGGTGCGCTTATTCTGGATGCGGAAAAAAACGCCTGACCGCTCTCGCCGACTGGGAGTTCGGCGGGGGCGGTGACTATTGTGCCGCGTGCCCCTCTGTGTGCGTGGAATGCCCTCGGACCCAGCACAAACCTCTCACCCTGGAAGGCTGGCAGGTCTGGGATCTTGTTCAGCGCCTCGGCGGACAAATGCGCGTCGCGGGCAGTATGAACGGCGGCGCTATCCTCGGCTGGGACATGGGCGCGGCCCTTCAGCTTGGGGCGGCCCTCGGGCTCTCGCCGCTCATAATCGCAGAGCTCCTGCCGCCGATCGAGGCGGTGATGGTGCGCAAAATGAACGCGCAGACTGGATCAGGCAGCCTGGAGGGGCTTGATGTCTGAGACATCAATGGTCTCGCGGGCACGCGCCAGATCCCAGGCGCGCTGGAGGTTCATCCAGTACTCCGGCGTCGTTGAAAAAAAACGGGCGAGCCGCATCGCGGTATCAACCGTGATAGCGGTCTGGCCTTTGACAAGGCGCTCGATCCGGGTGCGCGGCACGCCAAGCTTTGCAGCAAGCGTGATCGCGCTCATATCGAGTGGGGTCAGGTACAGCTCGGCCAGGACTTCGCCCGGGTGGGATGGATTGGTGACGAGGCTCATGTCAGGCCCTCCTAGTGATAGTCCACGATCTCGACCTGTGAAGGTCCTTGATCGGTCCAGATGAAACAGATGCGCCATTGTCCGTTAATGCGCACCGAATGTTGTCCCGCGCGATCCCCGCTCAGGGCTTCAAGGTGATTGCCCGGCGGAAACCGTAAATCTTCAAGTTCGACCGCAGCGTCTAATGCCGAAAGCATGGCACGCGTGCGTTTCACGATGTCGGCCGGAAAGCCTTTGCCAAAGCGGTCCTGAACCGCTCCAGCGGCAAGCTTTCCTCTTACGCTTACGATCATAGCGCAACGTATCATGTAGTGATACATTTTGCAAGGGTGCCCTATGGCTGAAAAACGTGTCTCTGTCCGCCTATCCGCGACCGGCGGGCGCCAGGTGCGCGCCGAGCTGGAAGGTGTCGGTGCGGCCGGGTCGCGGGGTATGGGGCGTTTGAGCCGTGAATTGGACCAGGCAAATGCCCGCATGGCGGCTTTTGGGCGCCGTGCGCGCATTGCAGCCACCGCTGCTGCGGCCGCCTTGGCCGGTGCCGTTGTTGCAATGACCCGGTCCACGGTCGCGGCCGCCAACGAAATCGATCAGCTCTCCCAGGTGGCCAATGCGGCACCTGAGGTGTTTCAGCGCTGGTCGGCGGCCTCCGCCACCGTGGGGGTCGAGCAAGAGAAGCTCGCCGATATCCTGAAGGACGTGAACGACCGTGTGGGAGATTTCCTGCAGACGGGCGGCGGGCCGATGGCGGACTTCTTTGAGAACATCGCACCGCGGGTGGGGGTAACGGCCGATCAGTTCGCCCGCCTGTCCGGCCCTGAGGCGCTGCAGCTTTATGTCGACAGCTTGGAGCGCGCAGGCATCAGCCAACAAGAGATGACCTTCTATCTCGAGGCCATGGCGTCCGATACCACGCGGCTCATTCCGCTTTTGCAAGACGGCGGTGCGGAGATGACAAGGCTTGGGGCACAGGCGCAGGCCCTCGGGGCTGTCCTTGACACGGACGCCATCGCGGCGATGCGCCGCTCAGAACTGGCGCTGGTCAGCATTGGCCAGGTTTTTACGGGCGTGCGCAACCGGATTGCCGTGGCGCTTGCCCCATCGCTGGAGGCGGTGGCCAATGCTTTTGTCGCGCTGGCCTCTTCCACCAGTCCGATCAGCCGGGCGTTTGACGCGGTTCTGACCAATCTTGACCGGTTGGCGATTTACGCAGGCACCTTTGCCACGTTCCTCGCTGGTCGCTGGGTGGCGGCGATGGGGGCTGCGGCACTCTCAGTGCGCGGGCTGGCAACGACGCTAGTAGTCCTGAAAGGCGCACTGATCCGCACTGGCATTGGCGCGTTGATCGTTGGCGCGGGTGAGCTGGTCTATTGGTTCACGCGCCTCGCCTCCGGCGCAGGCGGCTTCGGTGAGGCGATGCGCCTCCTGCAGGAGGTTGCTGTCGAGGTGTGGGACCGGATTAAGTTGGGGGCTTCGGCGGCTGGCGCGCGCGCCACGGCGATGTTTTATGATCTCAAGGCCGATGCCGCGACGGGCATGGCGGGCGCGATCGAGAGCGTTGTCGCCTTTGGTAACGCCACGGCCAACACCTTCGAGGGCGCACTTCTCGCCGTCCGCGAAATCTGGTCCCGCCTGCCAGCCGTGATCGGAGATCTCGTTTACGCGGCTGCCAATCGCATGCTCGACGGAATTGAGGCCATGCTGAACGGCGCAATCGCCCGGATTGACGCCTTTACGGGCAAGATCCGCGATGCGTTGGCGGCTGTGGGCATCGAGACCACCTTCGGCGAGATTGGTGAGATCAACCTTGGTGATATCGAAAATCCGTTCGCGGGGGCTACGGCGGATGCAGCCGGCGCCGCTGCAGATGCGTTCCGACGGGCTTTTGAGGATAACCCGCTGACGGCGCCCGACCTTGGACTTGATGGGATTGCGGCCGAGGCACTCGCCACCGCGAACACCTACCGGCAGGCCGCCACCGATTTGGCGGCTGGTGCCACAGCCCCGCTGACGTCCTGGGCGGCACTCCGCGATGCTGTTGCGGGCACCGGCGAGGACGGCGCAGCGGCGCTAGATGACGCCACGGCCTCTGCGGGCCGCTTGGCGGAGGCCATGGCCGAGGCTGGGGATACGGTTAGTGGCGGCAGCGGGTCTGGTGGTGGCGCTGCCGAAAGGATTGTGACTGGCTGGCGCGCCGTCTCGGAAGCCCTGAACTCTTATGCCACGGACGCCCTGAACTGGGGCAAAGGTCTCGGAGAAACCTTATCCAGCGCGTTTTCTGGCGCCGAAAGTGCTTTCCGCAGCTTTGTGGAAACCGGCAAGCTCGACTTCAAGGGACTGGTGCGCTCGATCCTTGCGGATTTGGCCGTGTTGGCATTCAAGAATGCGGTGCTGGGACCCATTGCCAACGCGCTCTCAGGCGCTTTTGGCGGTGGCGGCTCTGTTGCGGCTGCGGTCTCGCATGCTGGCGGCATGGTTGGGATCTCCGGCCACACGCGGTCTGTGCCCGCAGCGGTTTTTGCCGGTGCGCCGCGCATGCACAGCGGTGGCACCGTGGGGCCGGCTGGCTCCTGGGCCGGGCTCCGTCCTGATGAAGTGCCCACGATTTTGCAGCGGGGTGAGCGGGTCTTGTCGCGCGCAGAGGTTGCCCGTGGGGCAAACGGCAATATCCCGGTCGCCGTCCACTTCAATGTCGATGCGCGCGGCGCGCAGATGGGCGTGGCCGAGCAGATCGCTGCGGTGATGCGCGGCGCCCAGCCCGAGTTTGAGCGCATTGCGGTGGCCGCCGTTGGCAATGCCATGCGGCGGGGACGCATGGCATGAGCATCATTGTGGAATTGCCGCGCACCTGGGTGGCTGGGATCGAACGACGGCTCGTGACAGCCACCAGCCAGACGCAGTCGCCCTTTACCGGGACGACAGAGGTGCAGGACTGGGGCGGCGAATGGTGGGAATATGATATCGAATTTGCCGCGCAATCCGGACCGCTGGCGCGCTCGGTCTCTGCGGCACTCACGGCCCTTGGCTCTGGCCGGGGGCTGCTGCTTTTTGCTGATCCCTCCATTGAGCCAAAAGGGCTGACGCAACCGGTGACGCTGGCGACGCCCATCACGGGCGGCAATGTCGTACAAACGCAAGGCTGGCCACCGGGGCTGCCCGCTATGGCCTCTGGCGACTTTGTCTCCATCGGCACCGCGCGCGACACGCGTCTGCATCAAATTGCCTTCGACGCGTCGGCGGATATCAACGGTCTGGCGACGCTGACAATCTTTCCGGCGATCCGCCGCGCGCTGCCCACCAACACCCCGTTGGAGGTGAACAGGCCGCAGGTGCTGCTACGCCCCACGAGTTCTGTGCCAACGCGCATTGAACGCGCAGCGCGTCACCGCTTCACCCTGTCAGCCCGCGAGGCAGTCTAATGGACGAGTCAAGCGGCAGATTTGAAGTTTTCGACGAAAGGCTGTCTGGTATTGAGTATTGCCCAGATGACGTTGATGCGTCTTCGGGCGAGCGCGATGACAGCCTGGTTGTGTCTTTTCCCCTCGGCTCGTTTTCGATCGTAGAACGCTTTGCTTTCGGGGTGAGAAAGCGCGACGAAGGCGGACTGGAAGAAGACCCTCTTGAGCGCCTTGTCGCCGCCGTTTGCGCGGCGGATGGCGTAGGATTTGCCCGACTGGCGCAGGACCGGCGTGAGGCCGGCCGCGGCAGCGAGCCCGTCGGCGGAACGGAAACGGCGGATGTCGCCGATATTGGCGATGAGTTCTGCCGTCATCACGACCCCCATCCCCGGCAGGCTCTGAATGAGGGCCGCATCAGGGTGGCAGGCGAGCAGTTCGGCGATGTCGCGGTCGATCTGGTCGCGCATCTCGCGGGCGCGCAGGGCCTCGGTGGCCAGTTCTTTGACGAGGCGTGCCCGCGTCACGGCGCCCGGCACGTCCACGGTCTGTGCCTTTGCGAGGGTGATCGCTTCCTCGGAAAGCTGCGCCACGCCGCGCGAGAGCGGAGCCAGACGCATGATCCTTCTGGCGGCGCTTGCTGGTCGCGCTGCGCGCAGTTCATGCGGGGCGGCAAAGAGGCTGAGGAAGGCCAGACCGGTCTTCGTCTTCACGTCGATCCGGCGTTCAAGTGCCGGAAACACCGAGGACAGCAGGTCGCGCAAACGCGCCAGGCGACGAGTCTGGTCGCGCACGATCTCACTCCTCCGACCTACCAGCAGGCGGATGTTCACGTCGATCTCGCGCTCGGTATCAACGGGGCGCAGATCAGAGCGGGTGCGCGCGAGCTCGGCGATCGTGGCCGCGTCGCGCGGGTCGGACTTGTTCTCGCCGCCCCGCATCCCCTGCCGCGCCCGGTTCACCGACAGCCCCGGCACATGCACCAGCCGAAAGCCCGCCTCCACGATCATCGCACACAAGAGCGTGGCCATACCGCCCAGAATGTCGATCGCGACCGTGACCTCGTCTGCGTCAAGCGCGCCAATGTCCTCGATCAGGGCTGCAATCTGGTCGGGTTGGTTTGCCACAGAGCAGCTGAGAAGCGGCTTGGCGTTCCCATCGACCGCGCAGGCCCAGTGCACCTCATTGGCCACATCGAGGCCGACAAATATCTTCATGGTAATCCTCCCTTGCCGTTTCCTATCAGGCAGCCTTCCCATGCCGTCCTCGCCCTACACAGCGATGATCCGCAGAACCTAATCAGCGGTCAGGTCAGGCGTTGGGACCGGGTGGTTCTGCCTCGCGAGCCATCGAGGGCGGCCACTATGATAGCCATCCCCGGTCCCCTGCCTCCGCACAGCATCGCACCAACCGTGCAACCCGCAAAGACATGCGTCGAAACGCAAGAAAAAGGTAGGGCGCTATGAGCCGGGATATCACAAATGACATGGCCACAGCGCTCGATTGTGCTGAACTACAGCCTGCCATCTTCTTTGAAGGGGAATTCCCGTCGGGCATGGTGCGGATCTGGACCGGTCCGGGGCCGATGGATTGGGACGGCAAGACCTGGACCGGCGTCGGCGTGCTTCTGGGGCTTGGGGCTCTTGAGGAAACCTCGGATGTTGTTGCCTCTGGCACCACGGTCTCTCTCTCTGGCGTGCCGCTTGATCTTGTAGGGCTTGCGATTGATGAGGCGCGCCAGGGTCAGGCGGGACGTATCTGGCTGGCGCTGCTGACGGAGGACCGAACCGTCATCGCTGATCCCGTGCAGGCCTTTACCGGCCGTCTCGATGTGCCGGAACTGCAAGAGGACGGGCAGAGATGCCGGATCACGATCAGCTATGAAAGCCGGCTCATTGATCTGAGCGTGCCGCGCAATTGGCGCTACACCCATGAAAGCCAACAGGTCCTGCATCCGGGCGATCGTGGGTTTGAGCATGTGACGGCCATTCAAGATCAAGAGATCACTTGGGGGCGCGGCTGATGGAGCAAACCCGCGTGCCCCATTGGGAACAGGTCCTCGCCACCGCCATAGCACGCGCGCAGGCCCAGCCCTTTGCATGGGGCGCGCACGACTGCGCGACCTGGGCATTTGATTTTTATCGCGACCTCACAGATGGCCCGGATCATGCGGCGCTCTGGCGGGGGCGGTATCGCACACGGGTTGGTTGCGCGCGGGTGTTGCGCCGTCTTGGCTGGACAAACCTTGAAGAGGGCGGGCGCGCTTTGCTGGGCGACCCACTTGATAATGTACGGCTCGCACAGCGTGGCGATCTGATCCTGGGCGGCGCGCCTGAAGCTTTTGGCGTCGTCACCGGCGCCAAGGCTGCTTTTGTGGCCCCTGAGGGTCTGGTGCGCCTGCCGCTCTCAACCTGCCGTCTCGCCTGGAGGACGTGAACAATGCCACCCGTAGTTCTTGGTGCTGTCGCCCTCGGGGGCGCTGCCATTGCGGCCGGCGGTGTGGCCGCGGCTTTTGCAGCCACGGGTCTGGTCGGCTTTGCCGCCCAGTTCGGGGCGTCGATGCTGCTCTCGGCAGCCGCACAGGCCTTGATGCCCGGGCCAAGCCTTGGCCAGATGGAAATGAAGGCCCGCACAGTGACGGTGCGCGAGCCGGTGATGCCGCGCGAAATGGTCTACGGCCGCACGCGCAAGGGCGGTGTGATTGTGTTCCTGCATTCCACGGGAGCGAAAGACAAAGACCTGCACTTGGTGGTGGTGCTGGCGGCGCACCGCATCAAATCCATTGGCGCCATCTATTTTGAGGGCGAAGAGGCGATTGATGCCGCAGGTGCAGCCCAGGGCCGTTGGGCGGGCAAGGTCGCTGTGGAAAAGCGCCTCGGTGCTGATGACCAGACCGCCTTTGTGGGGCTTATTGCGGCGGCGCCCGAGCATTGGACGGATGCCCATCGCCTTGCGGGCTGTGCGGCACTCTATTTGAAGTTGACCTATGATGCAGATGCCTTTCCGGGCGGCATTCCGAACATCACCGTGGATCTGGAGGGCAAGGACGATATTCTCGATCCAAGGACGGGCACGCGGGTCTATACTGACAATGCGGCCCTCTGTGTGGCCGATTACATGGCACATCCAACCTATGGCATCGGGGCTGCAATCGGGGGTACGGATGGGATCGAGACCGACAGTCTGATCGAGGCCGCCAATATCTGCGATGAGACTGTGGCGCTGGCCACAGGTGGCACGGAGGCGCGCTATACCTGTAATGGTGTGGTCTCGCTCTCGGAAACGCCCAAAATCATTATTGAGGCGATGCTGACAGCCATGGCAGGCCGTTGCATCTGGCAGGCGGGCCAGTGGCGGATGCGGGCGGGGGCCTACCGGGTGCCGGAGACAGTGATCACGGCAGATGACCTGCGCGAGGGCGGGATGACCCTGACCACGCGGCAAAGCCGGGCGTCGAATTTTAATGCGGTGCGTGGCCAGTTTGTCAGCCCCGAAAACAGCTGGCAGCCAGATGACTTCCCGGCCTATGCCAGTGAGGCCTACCGCTTGGAGGACAATGGCGAGCGGGTCTGGCGGGATATCTCGCTGCCCTTCACGATCTCCGCGTCCATGGCGCAGCGGCTGGCGAAGATCGAGTTGGAACGCGCGCGCCGGCAAATGAGCCTGAAGGTAGCGGGCAAGCTCAAGGCCTGGCGGGTTGCCGCAGGCGAGACCACCTATGTGCGCTATGATCGCTGGGGGTTCGGCGGCGCGGCTCTGCCGGAGGGCAAGCCCTTTGAGGTTGAGGCGGTGCGGCTGGATCTGACGCAGATCGGACCAGGCCCGCGCTTGGCGCCAGAACTCCTCCTGCGCGAAACCTCTCCGCTCATATATGATTGGGATGCGAGTGAAGAGCAAATCTACGCAGTCGCCCCACGCACGACGCTGCCCTCGGCCTTTGACATCGCGCCACCGGGTGCGCCGCAGATCAGTGAAGAGCTTTATGTGACCCGCGACGGCTCGGCGGTGAAAGTTCTGGCGCGGATCGCCTGGGAGCCCGCGGCCTCGGGCTTTGTCGATACCTATCAGGTGGAAACTCGGCGCAATGGGGGTGACTGGCTGGACCGGGGCCGCACCTCTGGGACGGTGATGGAGTTGCGCGACATCCAGCCGGGCCAATGGGACGTGCGGATCAAGGCGATCTCGGTTTTGGGGGTCTCCTCAAGCTGGCGCGAAGGGGGCTTGGAGATCGTGGGACTGACGGCGCCACCAGCTGCGCTGACGGGGCTGACCATCCAGTCTGCGGGTGGTCTTGCCGTGTTGAAATGGCAGCGCTCGGTTGATGTGGACGTCCGCGTGGGCGGCAATGTCATTATCCGCCATAGCAAGGAAATGGCCGCCACCTGGGCCAACTCCACGCTGATGGACCGCGTCTCGGGCGGCGAGGCGATTGCGGTCGTGCCGCTCAAACCCGGGACATACCTGCTACGGGCTGAAGACAGCGAGGGCCGCATTGGTCCTGTCAGTACGGTGAGCACCAAGGGCGTGCAGATCCTGAGCTTTGCCCAGCTGAATACGCTGGCGGCGGAGCCAAGCTTTGTGGGGACAAAGACCAATCTTGAAGCGGTCAGCGGAACCCTGAAGCTTGAGAGCGCGCCAGATGCAAGCGGCCGGCCTGAGGTTGCGGCACTTGAGGGGCTCTACGCTTTTGGCGATCGCCTTGATTTTGGCGGCCTGAAGCGGGTCCGGCTGCGCTCGGATATTCTGGTCGGGGCTTCGGCCCTGTCGGATTACATTGATGACCGCATGACACCGATAGATAGCTGGGCCGACTTTGACGGCTCCGAGGGCGCCGATATCGACGTCGTACTCGAGGTCCGCGAAACCGATGACGACCCAGCAGGTGCAAACCCCGTCTGGGGACCCTGGGGGCGGATCGACAACAGTGAAATCGAGGCCCATGCCGTTGAGGCACGCGCCTGGCTCAGAACCAGTGATCCGGCCTTTACGCCGATCGTCTCGGAATTGCGGCTGATAGCAGATGAGGTGGTGTAATGGCTCAGGCCCCCAGCTTTGTGATCATCAACGACAACGGGGCAGCTGTGCGCGCCCAGATCAACCAGATTGTTGCCGCACTGCGCTCCACCAGTAGCGGTGCGGTGGAGCCTGCGGCGACCGCGCCGGGCATGTTGTGGCTGGATACCAGCACCACACCGCCGACGCTCAAGCTGCGCAATCTGGGCGATGCTGCCTTTGAGCCGCTGCTCGATGGCGGCGAATACTGATCAAGACCACGAAATATACACGACCACGGGAGGCGCCCATGACCGAGCCGGGCTTTCTAGACACACTGAACAGCCTGTTTGGCGGGGCGGTGACGACGCTGATCGGAGCCTTTACCGGGCGGCTGATGTATCACTCGGGTGAGGTGAAACTTGGCCGGCGGCGGTTTTTTGGCAAGGAGCTCTTGTGGGAAATCCCCGTTGCCATCGGCATGGCCATCATTGGCGAGGCTATCGCAAGCCACTTTGATCTTGGCCAGCCAGTGCGCACGGGGCTTGTAGCCACGCTGGCGTATCTGGGACCGCGCGGGGCGGAGGCCCTGATGACAGCCTGGCTTTGTCGCAAGAAGTAACCTCGCATCTGCCTGGTCATATCTTGATGTTCAGCGGGATGACGCCATGTGAATGCCAGTGAATGGATAAAGGGAGGTACTTTCTTATGACTGATATTGCTCAGGTTCTCGGCGAGGTGTCCACGGCGGCTGATCCGGTCGACGTTCTGCGCGCGGCCGTTTTGTCACAAGATGGATTTTGGCCTTCGCAACAGGTGGGCGTCGGGATCTATGAAGTTCAACTCTTTGGCGTGGTCGGGATTGGCCCGTCGCAAGCGGGCGCAGTCGATGACTGGGTTGTGCAAGCCAATGCGTATGCGCGCACAGCCGCCTAAAGCAGGCGCCGCCTAATCAGCCCAGCCCGCAGGGCTCAGCAATTATTTTACGACCACCACAGCCGCCCTCCGGGGCGGCTTTTTGCATGGGAGAACATCATGACACCTTTTGAGATTGCCCGCGGGTATATCGGCACCACCGAGGGCCCGGGTCCCGCAAACAACCCCGTTGTCATGGGGATGTATGCCTCGGTCGGTCACGATTGGGTGGAGCACGACTCTGTGGCGTGGTGCGCGGCGTTCGTTGGTCATTGCCTGGAGAAGGCTGGCATTCGCTCGACGCGCAAGCTGACGGCGCGGTCCTATCTCGAGTGGGGTGTCCCGGTAGAGATCGCGGATGTGCAGCCCGGTGATATCGGGATAAAACCCCGTGGGTCATCCAGCTGGCAGGGGCATGTGTTCTTTATCGATCGGATCGAGGGCGCCTGGGTTTGGGGTCTTGGCGGCAATCAGTCCGATGCGGTGAATGTGAAACGCTATCCGGTCTCAAAGCTCTTAGGCGTGCGGCGGGCTGGCAATGTGGCGCCATCAGTGACCCTATCCGTCAAGGCAGTGCAGGCCCGCTTGAAAGATCTCGGATACCACGAGGTCGGCACCATCGACGGAATCAATGGTCCACGCACGCGTGCTGCAATCCTGGCATTCCGCGATGACGCTGCACTGCCGTTGGTGCCCATCATTGATGTGGCGCTGGAGGAGGCTTTAGCCGTGGCGTCGCGACGAGCGGTTGCGCCGGAACGGGCAGCGGGCGCACCAATGGATAGCCGCATCGTGACGGCGGCGAGTGCGCAAATCGGGCTTGGGGTTCTGGGGGCCGCAGGCTCCATCACCTCTCAGATCGCACCAGCATTGAATGAGGCTGAACAGGCCCGGGATACGGCCTCCCGGATCTTGGCGCTCGCCGGTCTCGAGGAGTGGCTGGCCATGGCCTTGCCTTGGATCGGGATGGCGATGTTTGTCGGTGTCATTCTCTATGCGCTGAAGGCACGGGCCGCCCGCATTGACGATCACCGCACGGGGCGCACGCCATGATGATGAGGTTTGCCTCTGCCTTCTTCACGCGCTTTGGCAGGCGCGCAGCATTCTACAGCGCGATCGCTTTGGCTGTGATTGTCGCCCTCTGGATCGCCTTCCGCCAAGGGCGCCAAGCCGCCGCGGCGCGTTTTGCCGTGCGCCGTGCCGATGCGCGCGTCAGATCCATGCAAACCTCAAAGGACATTCGTCATGACGTGCAAAACGCTGACCGCGCTGATCTTGAGCGCCGCGCTGACCGCTGGATGCGCGATTGATCCGACTGTCATGTATGAGGATTGCGACTGGGCAGAGCCTATTCGGCCGTCGCGTCATGATGTTTTGAGTGACGTGACGCTTGCGCAGATCGTGGCGCATAACGAGGTCGGCGCGCGGCTGTGTGGGTGGCGGCCATGACAACCACCACTGTGACGGAGGGCCCGGCCGTGCTCATTGGCTACGCGTGGCGGCTGCAGATTGAGGCCGAGGCGCCAGTCTTTGTTGAGGGTGCCCTTTATGCGGGGCAAATCCGTGAGCGGTCAAATGCGACGGAAGTCTTGGCCACGCTCACCAGCGCCGATCAGGGGATCCTGCGGGTCAGCGACACCGTGCTGGAACTGGCGTTACGCCCGGACCAAACCGCTGATCTCGTGACCGGACGTGTTGTGCTTGACCTCGTGCGTACCGATCTCGCGCCTGATCTGCATCTCGGCTTTCTCTTGGAACTCCCGGTCATCCTGCCGGTGACACGCGGGCTTGCCCCATGAGTGCCGCCATCTCGCAAACAGGGCCCATCACCATCACAGCCCCCATCAAGGTCCGCGTGGTGACAGGGCCGTTGCGCATCCGCCTTGGCGGCCAGCCGGGTCCAGAGGGCAAGGTCGGTCCACCCGGTGACAAAGGTGATCAAGGCGATCCCGGGATCACCATCCTGCCCACAAACACCCCAATCAACGGAGGCTTCTTCTGATGGCCAATACGATCCAGTTCAAACGCCGCCAGGCAGGCAATGCCGGCGCGCCAGCCGCGCTCAAATCCGGCGAGGTCGCCCACAACGAGGTCGACGATACGCTCTATATCGGCAAAGGCGATGATGGCGGCGGGAACGCGACTTCTATTGTGCCGTTGGCAGGAACAGGCGGGTTTGTGGCCCGCGTTGGCAGTCAGACCATTGGTGGCGCAAAGACATTCGCGGTTGCGCCGAAATCAAGCCAGGAAGCCAGCAGCAGCACCGATCTTGTGCGCAAATCGCAGTTCGATGCGGGGCTTGCTGGCAAAGCTGCCGCCACCCACGCGCATGCGATCTCGGACGTGAGTGGGCTGCAGGCCGCTCTTGATGGCAAGGCCCCTGATGGGCACGGCCACGGCATCGGCGATGTCACAGGGTTGCAGTCGGCGTTGAGCGCGAAGGCCCCGGTGAACTCGCCAAATCTGACTGGCACCCCCACAGCACCGACGGCCGCCGGCGGGACAAATACAACCCAGCTGGCCACGACGGCCTTTGTGCAAACGGCACTGGCAGGCTTTGGCGCCGGCGATATGCTCAAATCCGCCTATGACACCGACAATGATGGTAAGGTCGACGCGGCCGAGGTGGCAGACAGTGTGCCTTGGGCAGGTGTCACCGGCAAACCCGCCACCTTTGCGCCAGCGTCCCACAGCCATGCGATCTCGCAGATCACCGGGCTGCAGGCCGTGATTGATAGCAAAGCCGGGCTAGCCTCGCCTGCCTTGACCGGCACGCCGAGTGCGCCCACGGCATCAAGTGGCACCAACACAACCCAGATCGCGAGCACCGCATTTGTCCAAGCGGCCATCGCCGCACTGATTGATGCAGCCCCCGGCGCGCTGAACACCTTGAACGAATTGGCCGCTGCCTTGGGCGATGATCCCAACTTCGCAAGCACCGTGACCAATGGGCTGGCCGGCAAGCTGGCCGCAAGTTCCAACCTCGCAGACCTGCCCAATAAGGGCACGGCTAGGTCCAATCTGGGGCTCGGATCGCTGGCTGTGCAAGCGGCCAATGCAGTCGCCATCACCGGCGGGAGCATTACCGGCATCGCACTTGATGGCGGCACATTCTGATCCGCTTTGATCCGTCCCTCACATGAGGCAGAACCCCAGGAGGTCCCATGGCCAGCACAATCCGTATGAAACGATCCGCCATTGCCACAAAGGTGCCAACCACGGCACAGCTGGATCTGGGCGAGCTTGCGATCAACACCCGCGACGGCAAGCTCTTCCTGAAACGCGCGGACGGCAGCGAGGAGATCATTGAGGTTGGCGCCCGTTGGGGCGCATTTACGGCCCATGCCACCGGATCGAGCCTGACCTTCCGCTATAATGGCACCGACGTGATGACGCTCGATGGTTCTGGCAATTTGAGAGTGCTCGGCGATGTCACCGCTTTTGGGAGCCCGTAAACCATGGCGCTTCCACTGATAGGTCCGATCTCGCTCAGCCAGATAAACACCGAACTTGGCCGTGCTGCTGGCGCTACGATCTCGCTTGGTGACGCAGGCGTGCGCGGGCTTGCAGGTGTGGCCAATGGTGCCATCGGCCTCGGCGCTCTGCGCGGCAAATCTGCCCAGTTCACCCATACGATCACCACCCATCAGCAAGAGCTGAACCTGCACACATACCTGCAAGCGCAGGGCTGGGATGGCATGAGCAAGGTCGAGGTGACGGTGGCCGCCGGCATCTACCTCTGGTCTGATAATACCACGATCCCGGCGCTCGACATGGGCGGGGCCTTCCCCGGCGGGCTGACGCTGGTCAATCGTGGCTTTATCATGGGCAAAGGTGGCGACGGTGGCTACCAGCTGACGGACCGTACCAGTTACGTCGCACCAACGTCAGGTGGCCCGGCGATTGGTCTGACCGGCCCAATCACCATTGATAATGCCGCAGGGTATATTGGAGGCGGCGGAGGCGGTGGTGCCGCGGCAACCGGCAGTCCCATCGCGATCCTGAGCACGGCTGTGCACAGCCCTGGCGGCGGCGGTGCAGGCGGGGGGCGCGGCGGAGCCATGCCTTACGGCAATACATCAAGCCTTGTGCTGGGCGATTTTGGCCTCAGCGGTGCAATCGGCCAGCCGGGTTCAGTGGCCACGAATTCGAACAACTGGGCTGGCGCAACCATACCAAGCCATGGCGGAGCTGGCGGCGGGGGCGGCGCCGGCGCCACAGCCGGCGGCGGTATTTAGGAGAATAACAAATGGGCAGTGGCAGTGGTGGAGGTCCGCTCAAAATTGGCGGCATATCGGGTCAGGGTGGCGGGCGCATTCTGCCGGGGACGGGCGGCAGTGTTGGGGAACTCATCCTGAGCGCGACCCGGTTTGATGCAACGGCCAATGTGGCGCTAGGTCAGCCGGACTATCGACCATCCCCACCTTATGGCTCCGCATTCGATACGGTGTTTGCAGCGCCGGGTGGCGGGCCGGGGCAGCCCGGCAAAGGCGATGGGTTTGCCGTGTATGTCTCCGTGAATGCCAATGATGGCACGACAGCACCAGTCACACCGACGTCTGGCGGCGGCGGGGGATGGGGCGCAGCAGGTGGCTCTGGAACGCAGTCCCTGCCGGACTTCACGGTTCAAAAAGGCGGCAACCTCGGCGCCGCAGGCGGCAAGGCCATCAAGACAAACGGCCATGCGGTCACCTGGCTCGCCGGGTCGGATCGGGCATACGGAGCAATCGGATGAAAACATCCCTACAGTTTTTCAAAGATATGGGCGTCTGTGACGGCGCCTATGCCGTGCTTGAGCGCGTGTTTGGGCAGGCGGGCGTGACCGAGTTTGATTACGCGCAAGGGTATGAGGTGATGCTCGGCATGATGGACCAGCTTGAGGTTGAGGCCGGTCAAAGCGGCGAAGCCGGCCATGACACAGCCCAGGGCTGGCTGCAGTGGTGCTATGATCTACGCAACCGCCCTGAGGCCATCATGTATTTTGGGGATCATATTGCAGAGGACATATTCCGTACGGCTGACGGGCAGTTGCACGAGACGCTGGACGCTGCGCGCGACCATGATCGGCGTCGTTACGCTGAATTGCGCAACGATCATGCTGCGGCGCGGGTGATCAACGGGGTGCGGTTTGCCGAGGGCGGTGCAGAGACCTGGGAGGTGGTAGATCCTGCGCGTGATGATCTCGCGGGCTTTGACGCCTTCGTTTGGCATGACAGTACGACGGGGGTGAACCACCGGACCGACAGTGCGGCTGAGGCTGTGGCGTTCAACGCCGCGCAGGCAAAGGTCCTAGACGCGATTGAGGACGCAGAGCGAGCGGCAAGGATTGAGCGCAGGATTAGCGACGAAAGTGGGGCGTTTAGGGTTTGGGTCTTGGGCGAGAACGGCAGTTCAACGCCGGATGCTGGAGGCGGCCGCTAG